CACAAGCTTGATATGGGTTTTGCAACTGCAGAAGCAGATTCAACTGCAAATGATCTTCAGCTACCTGCAGGTACACACTGTATGGTTGTTCCTAAAGGAATAGGCAACGCAACTATCTTAAACTATAGTCGTGGTGAATCAGAAACTGTAGCTGTACGTGTAACGTTATCTTAAACAAAAAGGAATACTAAAATGGCTAAACAGTCACTTACATCATACTTAAATGCCGCTCTTAAGAAAAAAGGTATGAGTTCAAAAGAAGCCCAAAAGAACGCAGGTAAATATAGTTCTATTAAAGCGGCTAAAGCAGCAGGTAGTTTGTACTACACAAACAAAAAAGGCCAAGTTATGGCGGCTGTTTATGCAGAAGATCTAAAAGAAAAATTAGGCTCCCGTGTTGCTAAAAAAGGGGACATCACAATTACAGAAATTAACGATGGTGTTAATAGGGATGAAGTAATTCCCCCAGAGCGTAAAGTCAAAAGACGTGGTGTTGACCCCCTAAACTTGGCTGGTCCTAAAAGAAAACGCACAGGGGCTGCAAAAGGTGGTATGATGTCTAAAAAATCTACGGGTTACAATAAAGGTGGCATGCCTATGGTTATGAAGAATGGTAAAAAAGTTCCAGCTTATGCTGCAGACGGTGTTGGCAAAATGAATATGGGCGGGATGACTAAGAAGAAGCCTGCAGCTAAAATGATGGGCGGCGGCATGGCTAAGAAGAAGCCTGCAGCTAAAATGATGGGCGGCGGCATGGCTAAGAAGAAACCAGCAGCTAAGATGATGGCTGGTGGGATGTCTAAGAAGAGTGGTTACATGTATGGCGGTATGGCTAAGAAGCCTGCAGCTAAAAAGAAGTAACTACTACGCATAGCGGGATTGCATTCTTGTATGTAGTCCCGCAAGGCAAAGCATGGTATAACTATCCTTGGTAATATAGGAGTTATACCATGTTTAAACGTTTATTTAAAAAGTTACAACATAACCAAATGCGAAGAGCAGAGTACTGGCAGTTAAATAATATGTCAGATCAAATGCTAAAAGATATAGGAATGACACGTGGCGAAATCAGGGACAGGTTCTACAACCAAGAAAAAGTCTGGAGTTAATGCGGCTGGTAATTATACTAAGCCTACTATGCGTAAGTCTCTTGTGGCCTCCGTTAAGGCTGGCAGCAAAGGTGGAGGCTCTGGACAGTGGAGTGCAAGGAAAGCCCAGATGGTCGCTAAGCAATACAAAGCTAAAGGTGGAGGATATACATCATGAAGGGCGTAAAACACTTTAAGATTAATGGTGTTGAGTATAAGGGTAGCAATCACAAGATGTCTGATGGTACTTTACATTCTGGAAAAGCACATGGCAAGTCAAGTGTACGTTTGTATCATTATAAAGACCTAAGTAAAAAAGCAAAGGCAAAAGCTGATGGCGCTAAAACCAAGTCAAAAAAGTCTTAAGTCTTGGACTAAACAAAAATGGAGGACCAAGAGTGGAAAACCTTCTACGCAAGGCTCAAAAGCTACAGGAGAACGTTATCTCCCTGCTGCTGCTATTAAATCTATGGGTGCTGGAGCTTACAACGCTTCTACAGCTAAAAAAAGAGCAGACACTGCAAAAGGTAAGCAAGTTTCAAAGCAACCTAAAAAAGCGGCTAAAGCTACTAAGCCGCACAGGAGAGTAACGTGAGTAAAAATTTAAACGAGAAGCAGCAACTTTTTATGCAAGTCTTATTTGATGAGGCTGGTGGTGATGTTGTTACAGCCAAGAAGATGGCTGGTTACGCTGATAGCACTGCTACTCGTTTAGTTGTAGAAGGACTTAAAGATGAAATCTTTGATGCTACAAAAACTTACATGTCTAGGCTTGGCCCTCAAGCTGCTGTAGCCTATGGTAGTGCTTTATCTGATCCTACGCAATTAGGCGTTAAAGAGAAGATGGTTGCAGCAGGTCAGATTCTTGATCGGGCTGGTATCGTTAAAACTGAGAAAGTTACTGTAGAGTCAAGTGGCGGTTTGTTTATATTGCCTCCTAAAGAAAAGTGTGAATCTTGCAAAGATGGTACTTGTACGTGTAATTAAGTGTAATGACTATGTTTTTTCCTAATAATGATCTAGGTTTTTGGATGCTTCCTAAGCCTGACAATATAAAAAAGTGGGAGCGCATACCCAGACTTGTAAAACCTATACCTTGGGGGTATGAGGTAGACTTAGAAGACGAACAATGGTTAAACCCTATTTCTAAAGAATTAGAACTATTAGAGCTTGCAAAAAAACATTTAAAGCAGTATAGTTATAGGGAAGTCTCTGCTTGGTTGACTACACAGTCAGGTAGAAGTATTTCTCATATGGGTTTAAAGAAAAGAGTAGACATTGAGCGAAAACGTAAAACAGTTGCTAGAATTAAACGTGAGCTTGCCAAAAGGCTCGAAAAAGCCATCTCGCAGTACGAAACGCTCGAAAAAGAAAGAGTCGGCTACTACACCTACTTCAAGTAAAAAAGTTTCACGTGAAACATATAAAGTACCAGCTACGCCTATCGCAGCGCCGTTTAACGTAGAAGAAGCTCAAAACATTGTCTTTCAGCCTAATCCCGGCCCACAGACACAGTATTTAGCTTCTAGTGAACGTGAAGTACTATATGGCGGGGCGGCTGGGGGTGGAAAGAGCTACGCCACACTTGCTGACCCTTTACGTAGTCTTAATCACAAAGAATTTAGTGGTTTGCTTGTACGACATACTACAGAGGAACTAAGAGAGCTTATACAGAAAAGTCAAGAGTTATATCCTAAAGCTATTCCCGGTATTAAATGGTCAGAGCGTAAATCTCAATGGGTTACACCTAGAGGCGGTCGCATCTGGATGAGTTACCTAGACAAAGACCAAGACGTTATGCGGTATCAAGGACAGGCGTTTAACTATATAGCATTTGATGAGTTAACTCAATGGGCTACACCATTTGCGTGGAATTATATGAGGAGTCGCTTGAGATCTGCAGCACCCGAACTAGGTCTGTACATGAGGGCTACAACTAATCCCGGTTCGATAGGACATCAGTGGGTTAAGAAAATGTTTATTGATCCCTCTGAGCCTAACAAATCTTTTTGGGCTACAGATATTGAGACAGGAGATAGACTAGAGTATCCTAAAGGGCATACTAAGGGCGGTCAACCATTATTTAAACGTAGGTTTATACCTGCAAGTTTGTTTGACAATCCTTACTTAGCTGACAGCGGTGACTACGAGACTATGCTTTTGTCTATGCCAGAGCATCAACGTAAACAACTACTAGAGGGCAATTGGGATGTTAATGAGGGTGCGGCTTTTCCAGAGTTTAACAGAAAAATTCATGTTGTCGAACCTTTTGATGTGCCAAATGGCTGGACGAAGTTCAGAGCTTGCGATTATGGTTATGGTAGTTGGACAGGTGTTGTATGGTTTGCTGTTTCTCCCTCTGAGCAGTTAATAGTTTATAGGGAGATGTATGTTACAAAGGTGACAGCTACAGACCTTGCAGATATGATACTAGAGGCAGAGTCTGAAGATGGCACTATAAGATACGGTGTGTTGGACTCATCCCTCTGGCATAAAAGAGGTGACACTGGCCCTAGCCTAGCAGAGCAAATGATCATGAAGGGCTGTCGCTGGAGACCTTCTGACCGCTCTAAAGGATCTAGGGTTTCAGGTAAGAATGAAGTTCACCGCCGTTTGCAGGTGGAAGAGTTTACTGAGGAACCCCAACTCGTATTTTTTTCCACCTGCACCAATTGCATAGCACAGATACCTAGCCTTCCTTTAGATAAAAGAAATCCAGAGGATGTCGATACAAACTCAGAAGACCACTTGTATGATGCCTTACGGTATGGTATAATGACTAGACCACGAAGCTCCTTATGGGACTTTAATCCTGCAACTCAGAGAAGCGGCTTTCAAGCTGCTGACCCTACATTTGGATATTAAATATGGACCCTGAAGATTTTACAAACGACTTTGAGTCAAACTTAGAGTCTGCTGAATCAGCACACATTGAGGATGTCTCTACGTCTGGCATGTCTGACCCTAAAGCAGGCCACATTATTGACTTAGTTATGAGTAAGTTTAAAAAAGCAGAAGACGCACGTTTTGTTGATGAACAGCGGTGGATGAGTGCTTATAGAAACTACCGTGGTATCTATAATAGTGAAGTACAATTTACAGAAGCAGAAAAGTCAAGAGTATTTGTAAAAGTTACTAAGACTAAAACTTTAGCAGCTTATGGGCAGATTGTTGAAGTTCTTTTTGGAAGTCAAAAGTTTCCTCTTGCTATTGATCCTACTACTCTTCCTGAAGGCGTGGCAGATACAGTACATTTTGATATTAACCCTGAATCAGAAAAAGGTTTAGAGGAACTAAAAGAAGCATTCTCTCCTACTCCTACCTTTGGGCCTGATACAGTACTTGAGCCGGGAGATACTGTAAGTAGTATTAAGTCTCGTTTAGGGGCTTTAGCTAAAAAACTTAAGCCTGTTGAGGATAAGCTA